TTTAACTTATCCGACAAAGTATAATCAATCATAATTTTCTTTTTTCTTTTCTTATTAATTTCATAAATGGTTTGAGGAAATTTACCCAAGCCTCATCGTTCTTGGGGAGGTACTTAAAGAGGCCATCCTCCATCATCATTCTCATTAAGTTTTTGTATCCTCTATCTGTAGGGTCAATTGTATCGGTATGTATCTGTGTTACAAGTTCTTTACCTTCATCGGTAATAAGTGGGTTCTCAAGGTCTACAATCTTCTTATTAGTGTTGTAAAACACTTCACCAAGTATACCGCTTTTTGTCTTACCAGTCAAAATATTTTCAAGGGCTTTTGGTTTTTTCTTTTGCTCGTTATTTCGTGCAATATAAAGTAATTCTTCCATAGTGCAGGATTTTTCACGCAAATCAGGGAAGAACTTTAATAAAGTTTTTTCTCCTAACCCTTCAATGCCATCAATATTATCAGACTTGTCTCCTGTGAAAATTTTAGTAACTAAAACATTGTAATGTGGTATGTCAACCTTATTGATGGTTATCATATCTCCGTTCTTAAAATATTGTTTTGAGATTGGAGAATATATGGTAACTCTTTCTGATATGAGTTGTGTTAAGTCTTTATCTGCAGAGAAGATAATAATATCCTCCTCATTCGATACTTTACAGTAGTACGATATCAGGTCATCAGCCTCGTTGTTTATCATTTCAACTTGGCGTACGAATATCTCCTCGAGGTATTGTTTAACTCGAGATTTTTGTTGCAGATATGACTCGTACTTATACTCGTTCATGTCCCGCTTTCTATTCGCCTTGTATTGTGGATAAATCGATTTCCTGATAGATGAGTTCGAGTCTCCGTCCCAAAAGACAACAACTTTATCCAAGTTATGTTCTTCAAGAAACTTTCTTATGATGTTAATGAAATGGTAGATGCCACCTAAGTGGTCACCCCCATCATACATCCCTCTAACTCCGTGAAATCCAATTTTAAACAGATTGTCTCCGTCTACTAATAATGTCTTAATCACATCCGTGATTTAAATTGTGAAACAATATATACTAATCCTCTTTTTCTTCTTTCAAATCAAAGTCACCGTCGGTTCCAATGATATCTTTCCAATAGTCTGCGTATTCTTTTTTGTATTTTTCTAACGAAGTTTTTTCTTCACTAGCTTCTTTACCTCCAATGAATCCGTGTGGAGTAACAATAATCTTTCCGTCGTCATAACCCAATCCATTGATGTGGTTCTTCATTACAGAAACTTTTGTTCTTGATGCGAATTTAATCGTTCTCTTATCTTTAGTTGCAGTAATTTTAGTTGTACCAGCACCTTTTTGGTTCCCAAATAAGAATACTAATGATGAGTTTAACCAAATGGCTTCACCACCTTTAGCTTTAATTTTTGGTTGTCCAAATGGATTGTCAGGTAATTCTACCCATGGTTGGTTAACAATAACCAATGTGTTTTCGTATTGAGAATCTGCTTTACGAGACCCTGAAATTCTTTGGTTAATACCCATACCAATCTTGTCGGCTAACGTACTGGCGTTGTGTTGTTTACCACCCTTACCTTCAAATGTCATTTTACATGGTACAGAACCTACTGAGTCCCATAAGAATAACAAACTGTAGTCAAGGTTACCTTTCTCTTGTTCGTCTAACAAGTTGTTGATGTAGTCGGTGATTTGTTCGATGTAGTTGAAGTTATTGTTGAATATATAAAAACCATCCCAATCTAATTCTCCTGTTTCTTCGTCAACCACTTCATTACAATCAAACCCCATTAACTTGGCATGTTCAAATGACCATTTTTGTTCTGTAATAATAAACACAGGAAGAATACCTTTCTTTTGAGCATCAACCGCAGTCTTTACAAGTGCTGTTGTCTTACCTGTATCTGAGTGACCAAGTAACATATTCAAGTGTCCAATTGCGGGACCTGGTAATCCAACCGCATCTAAGAAATCAGGACCTAAGTCAAAAAACCTTTGTGGTTTATATTTTGCTGAAGTTGAGAATTTGTCTTTGATAGACTTAAAATCATTTTTCTTAATTGCCATTTTCTATTCTTTTAATGTTCGGTAATTTATTTGCCTTTGTTTTATTGTAGAAAAAACCATCCTCTTCATATAAGGTTCCTATCTCTTCTTCGTGAAAGGTTACTAACCTTAGGTTTAATTCTCCTTCTTCATTTTCCTCTTTTAACATACCAAACAAAACAGTATCACCGATTTGTTTACCTCTACCTGAGAAGTAACCCTTATCTTTTAGTTGACTCAAGATTTCATAGGACAATACTTTATTGTCTTTTAACTGTAAGTCAATTTCTTCTTTAAACGTCATGTGATAAAAAAATTAAAGGGTGGGGGATTCCCACCCTTGTTATAAATTAGAACGGTAAATCTCCGTCTGGTTCGTCATTCGCTTGTGGGTCTAAAGTTACAGCTGGTGTAGATTTAGAAGTTCCACCACCAAAAGACTCGGTAGCTACTGAATTACTTTCGTAAACATATCCACCTTTTTCAGTGTCCCATTTTGGAGTCTCTCCGCGAGCAATCGCCTCAAGGTAGTCAATAGGTTTTTTAGAATAAACGTCTAACCAAGTTAACTCATTAGTAATCCACGCACTTGCCTGTGCTGGGTCTGTATGAACAGGAGCTGGGTCGTCGTACATAACTGTAGATACTGTTGTGTACTCCTTACCTTTTGGAGTTTTAGCTTTAGATAACTCAATAACCAAATCACGACCTTTTTCAGCATCAGTGATGTCACCTTTGTTTCTCCAAATTGGAATGATTTTGTCTAAGATACCATCATTCTTGTAATTGTGTTTGAATCTCCAAAATTTTGGACCGTCTTCTTCGTGGTCTCTGTCGATAACCTTAACGATATAAAATTTACGAGAACGGTATTGAGCCGCTAACAATTTGTCAGACTCTTTACCTGTTGCAATTAACTCTTCGTAAACCTCGTTTAAAGGTGAACGTTCGTTATCGTTCTTACCTGGGTCGTAGAACTTTTGCCATTGTCCACCTACTTGGATTTCGTGGTACCATGCTTCTTTGAATGGTGAAGAACCATCTGTGGTAGGAAGAATTCTTACTCTTCTCTGACCTGACTTCTCTTTATCCCCAAGGATTAAAGCGAAATACCTTTTCATTCTTTCGTCTTGCGACATTTTACTTTGGGCCCCGCCCGATGCGCTTTGCGTTTTTTCGTACTGTGCCAATACGGCGTCTAATGAACTCATGTTTTTTAAGTTTTAAATTATTAAATGTGTTATACAATTATAGGTGAGTCTATTTGTTTTGTCAAATAAAAAAGGTGTCTTTCGACACCTTTAAATTATTTAAATGAAGTTTTGTATGTGTCCGTTTCGGGAGCTCCTCCAGGTTGAAATGAATTTTTAATGTCTGCTACGTTAATGTCTTTGACCTCGTCTGCAGTTAAAATATAATCATTTTTTCCTGTCTTTTCCATCTCTTCTGATTTATCATCAAAAAATTGTGAAAGTTTTTGGTTGAATGGATATGAGTCGTAAGTTCTTAATTCTAATTTTTCTTGTGGGGTTTTTTCTCTGTATTTTTCAATCTTAGCTTCAAGTGAATTTAATTTATTCATGATGTTATCCATCTCTCCAAGTCTTGATTGTAAATCATTTAATTGTCCAAATAGATTGTTAAAATATTCTTCTTGTTTTGTTTCAATGCTTTTTTGTGAGTCTACTAATTCTGTAATATCAAGTTCTTCAGATTCAGATTCACCTTCATCGCTTTTTTCTTCAGACTCTCCATCGTCGTTAAGTTTCTCAACGTCAGGGTCGTTTTCGACATCTAAAGGTTCTCCACCTGCTGGTGCTGGTGCTGGAGGTGGTACCGCTCCTGCATCTGCTGGAGGTGGTGGAGCTCCTGCTCCTACGTCTCCTGGTAATGGTGCCAATGCCCCTAAATCTTGTTCAGGTGCTGCAACGTCAGCCGCTTGTTCCATGATATATTGATTGATACTTTTGTATCTATCAATCTCACTTAATATTTTTTTATCTAAACTCATTTGTTTTATCCGTTTAATAGTTGTTTAATTCCTCTTGATGTTTCTACTCTAACTTTTCTGTTAGCGTTAACTTGATGACCTGCTCTTTCGATAAGTCCATCTCTTTCTCTAACGGTGTAACAATCCCCTGTGTCTAAGTCACATACTTGTTTTGTTCCGTCTCCGTTATCTTCTTCAGAATATCTTGTAGATTTTCCTAAGTAGTTGTCTAATGCTGTTTTTATGTTCATAAGAATCTTTCTATATAAATATGTTGTTATGCTATAAAGTGAATGGTGGGCTTGTTGCCGTTGTCTTTATTGGTTCTGTGATATTTGTTGCCGTATTCAAAAAAGTATACTTATCCGATGTATATCCAACCCCTAATTGGAATTTTCCAAGATTGTTAACATTAATAACATTTGTATATTTTGTATTGTCAGTATTTGTTACTGTAATTTGTTGTTCATCTAATTCAGGTATTAAAAATACTTCGGGAGCTCCTTTAGAAATTAATCCAACACAATTAAATTTAAACGTTATGTACCCACCTGCAGGTTTTATAATATTATAGTAATCAGGTCCACTATAATTAGGTAAGTTAACATCATTAGATTCATATACTTTAACTAATGAACCTGGAGGTGTTACTTCAGATATGGTAGTTACTGGCAAATCTGTAACTAATTTATTATAAACAAAATTGAAAGATTGTACTGTTGGTTTAGGATATTTAACTTTATCAACAGCATCCGCTGTAATCACAAATTGAATTGATACAATCTCTCCAGGATTTATAGGTGTTGTATTGAATGGTGATACTGGGTTATCAAATAAAATTGTTTTAATATCTTGATGTGTAACTGTGAAAACATTATTAACAACATAAGTAAACGTTGCAATTTCAGTCGTTGTTTTTAAAACTTCAGTTATATTATTATTTCTTGCTTTTAGTTCGTAGATTGAAACACTCATCTTAACCTCATTTTTAATATTCCATACACCCACACTTGGATTAACACTAACCGTTAACTTATCTGTTACGTTAGGTGGAGATTTTGTTTCATATTTTGAAATCAATGTTACAGGTCCTGTAGTTTGTGGGTTTGTATTAATTGATTCCGCATTTGCCAATTGCGTTGTTGTATTTGCTGCCGTTGGATTTGTAGCATCTCCTGGCGATAATGAACTAACACCATTCAACGCAGGATTATAGTTAAACAATACATTCCCTGTAAACGTTCCATGGTCAGTTTTAATTTCAATTTTACCTGAAGCAGCAACAGTTCCTGTGGCAATCTGAGGTACAACAAATCTTAATGTTTCATCATTATAAATTGTTACATCTTTAAATGGAACAACTTTATTCATAAGTTTAACTTCTTTAGTTGTTGATAAGAATCTACCATTAACTTGTACAATAGTTCCTGTATATCCCTGTAATGGGGCGAACGATGTAAACACTGGCGGCGGACATAAAATTGTTGAGTTTGCCATGCTTGAAACTTTGTCAATCATTTTTAATTGCTCACTAATACTTGCAGACTCAGCAGGTGTCTTAGCATTTTTAATATTTGCTTCAAGTATTGCTTTCTTAATCGCCGATTTTAAATCTTTAGATGCATCTAAACTTGATAGTCCAACATTAACAGCAGATGATAACGCTTTATATAACGTATCCGTTGTTGCACTAAATTGAGTAACATTTGCGTCGTAATACTCAGGGCTAATATTAGAACCTGGCCAATCACAAATATAATATTTTGCCAATCCTCCTGTTAAAATTCTAGGAATATTTGGCTCAATTCTCGCACCCATAAATCTAACATATGAATCAAGAGTGTCAAAATGTGTCACAGGGTGTGATATGTTTGTTGACGGATTACTCTTAGACTTAACACAACTATATGTTGTTGATAATTGAGTCGTTTGAGACCCCCAATCAACATCTAAAGAAATCATACCTAAGTTATTATTCCATGCATTAAATTCACCAAGTTTACTACTTGAGTTTTGTTGGAAGGTTTTAAGATACGACATACAGTATATGATAGTCTGAAGGCTAACATTATTCGGAAATACTCTGATTAAAGTATCTGCCAATGTTTTCTCATTTTTATTTGTTAAATCTCCTTTGACTGAAACGTACTTACCAGGACTATTAACAGGATTATATACTTTAAGAACATTACCCTCACAAGAATTTGTTGTATCTAAAGTGTTATCAGCTTTTTGAGAAATTTGTTGAGCTTTAATTGCATTAGTTGTTCCAGATACTGTCACACTATCTTTGTTGATTTTAAGAAGTTCTTCTAACTTAGTAATAAGGTTTTGATTAATACTCTGTAAGAAAGTATCAATTGCTGGCAAGTCATAAATACCCTGTCTAATTCCTGTAAATGTTGTTTGAAAATTACCAGGTTGTATTGTATGTTGTACATCTTGAATCATGTACGGTCCATTAAACATTGGAACGTGTCTTAAGTTAAAATACATCGTTGGTTGTAACAAGGCATTACCTAAACAAACAACACTACATTTATAACTTCTTTGTTTATAAAGATTATATAAACTTACGTTTTGTGTCGCGGTTTGTCTACCCGAGGCTTGGTCAACCATATTTAACTGAGTATTAATCGATTCCGATGTTGCAGTACCATTGTCCTGACTAACACTAAACGAATAGAATATATTTTGATTTCTAATACCAATATCTACGTTAAACCCAACACATTTATTTGATACCGCCCAATCTTTTTTACCTTTGTAATCTTCAATTAATGGATTTTCAGAAGCTCTTCTCATTTCAAATGCATCATCTCTAAATTTAAAGTTACCTTTAGGTAGGTCTAAATATTGCGAAGGTTTACCCGCATAAAAACAAACCATTTTTGGTCCTGATTTTCTGTAATCAACATCCAAATATGTTCCCCACATACTATTGGCAAAATCTAATGAACCCTCAGCCTTTGGAATTGTGGTTCCATCAACATCTTGTACGTTGTAAAAATTAACGTATGCAGGTAAATTCATAATATTAAAGTTATTCTTAATAAGAATACCACTAATAAAAGTATAAACACTCATGGCTTGGTTAAGAGAATATTCTCCATTACCTTTACCTCCACCAAACATATATTTTAAATCAAAAATATCTAATAAGATAGTATCACCAATGTTTCTTGATGCTCTATCTAAGAACATAATATCTTCAAATAATGTTTTAGTTTTAAAATCACCGCCAGCAATCCATTTGTCATTTAACGCCTTAAACACTTCGTAGTTCTCAACTTTGCTTTGTTCTCCACTAATAACACTTTGTACTGTACTCGAAGGAATTTGTTGTTGGTTTGGTAAAGCCACTCTAACACCTGACAACACACCATTTAAGAAATCATTTTGTAAATTTGTTTCTAAACCAAGATATTGAGTAATGTTATTTTTAAATTCTGCAACAGTAATTGTTGGACTCTTTAACTTTTGAGTGGCATACATTTTAATTATTGGTGTCAATAATACAACGTTTTGTTCGGTAAACTCAATATTATTATCAATAAAGAAATCCGTAATATATGAACCATTATCTGTATAGATAACTCCATTAATTGTTGAGAACCCAACATTGGTTTCAAGTGCGTTCCACGCTTTGGGGTTTAATAATTTAGATTGGGTTAGTGTTAAGGTTCCTCCTTTAGTTGGTAAAGTACCATTAACGTAAGGTCCAAATGTTATCGGGTCAACAACTAAATTTTGTCCATTAAATGACAGATAGGAATTAAAAATTCTGTAATCATAATTAGATGGATTACCATATCTAAAAATAATATCGTATTCCATAAACGCTCTAACCCCATTTTGGAATACTCCATATTGTGAATTAATTGTTTTATCAAAATAATCTTCTTCTTTTTGTTCCGTACCTTGAGCTGGTACTGTCATTAATGTTTTAAATAACGATTGGAAGTTTCTGTAATTGGCGTTTAAATTAACGGGACTTTGTCCAAAAGTAACAGTTTGTTCACTTACATTCGTATTACTCATAGACTTTGAAAAATTTAAAAACTCTTGTTCAAATGTATCTAAAATTCTTTTTTCAAAAACGGAAAATACTTCTTCAATTTTTGAATATGAATTTGTGTTTAAAAAATGAATAGGTGTTTGTGGATTCTTTGTATCAATAAAATTAAGATATGAATCAGGACTTGGAAACGCTATTTGATTGTTATCATAATATCCAAAGTTTGGTGCTGACCATAAACATCTAACAGAACCGTTATAAACACTACTATTTGATGTTAAGTTTACTTTGGTAGTTGGGGAAGTTGTGTCATTTGTCAAACAAGCCCCTACTGTTTGATTAA